CGTCACGGTTACTTGACGCATGATTGGCTCCTAATTAGTTGTTGGTGTAGCCAGAACCGTATGGAGTAATTGAGCCGTCATTGTTACGTGCCGTGTAGTTAACATCCAATGTGCCACCCAAAGAGCCACTTGACAATACTGTCACCGCTGCTGCGGAGAATGTCAATGTGGCGTCAAGTGGGCCGATGTTAGCAATAATAGCAGCAACAGCCGCACTAGCGGTAAACACACCAGCGATACGGCCACCGGCCGCTGTTGGGGTGATTGTGCCAATAGCGGTAGTAGTCACAACGCCAGTTGTTGGGTTGGTGATGCTGATAGATACAGTAATCACGCCACCAGTTAAACCAACGGGGACTGTGGTTTGATAAAGAGAAAATGACTCAATAATCGCGCCGGCTGGCAATACAAAAGGAACTGCTGTGGTTGTGCCAACGGGGGCTGTTGTTAGCGTGGTAGCTCCAGCGGTTACGGCCGTAATTGGATTTAAAATTACATCTTGTTGACTTAGACGTACGGCGCCAGTATTGTCTGGAGCGATTGTGCCGTCGTTAGTTGGGTTGTTGCGCTTAAATACGCGAATGGGGGATGTAAATGTGCTAGACATTATTTGATTCCTTATCTCAGTGGGTATCCCAAACTGTCTCTGAGTCGTCTCACCGGGAAGTAGCGGCGGTCAGGATGGGATTATTCTTCCTATAACTACTAATGCAAATTAAATAGAAAAACCGCCCCAAATAGTAAAAAAGCCACCCTTGTGGGGTGGCTTTATGACTACGGAGGTGTTGCTTAGACGCCTTGCGTACCGAAAATGTTACGCGCATCGTGCCAGCCGGTAGCATAACGCTCGGTGGCCTTATAACGCATAGAATCAGTCTCGAAGTCGCCTTCCATGGATTTCTCCATTGGACGACGCATTACGAGCATGAGACCATTCTCAGCATCGGTCTGTACCCACCATGCCTTGCTGGAGCTCAAACGGGTTACAACGTGTGTACCCTTTGGAAGCATGCCAGTAGACTTGATTGGGTTGAGATCGTTGTCAGCAGTACCAGAACGGAGAACAGACTTGAGGATTACCTCTGCCTGGAACTCGAGTGCTGGGGGTACTACTAACTGCTCGGCCTTCAAGCGAATACGCTTACCGTTGTTGTCGATTGCAGAACGGATCTGGATGAGGATTTGCTCAACAGAAGTCTGCGACAAAGCGGCAGGGGTAGTCAACTTGTTGCTATAGGTGAGACCGTTAGCTACAGGGTGAGCTGTGTTTACTAAGGTTACGCCGTCACCGCCGGTATAGCCGGAAGTAAATGCGAAGTTTAGTAAGTTAGCGCACAATGTCTCTTTGGTTTCAATCATAGACTGAGCCAAGTGCTTGGCGAAGGTGCTGCCAATACGGATGTGATCACCGTCTTCCATCAATACCTTGGTCAAGGCATATGCCAAGCCATAGATTTGATAGATGAAACGTGTGATGTACAGAGTACCGCCCTGATCATAGCTGACAGGAGTTCCGTCAGGCATAGCAGGAGCTGCATTCATACCGTACAGCATTACTTCTTCGTGATAATTACGTGGAATACCTTGGATCTGTTCTACAAATCCCTTCCACTCGTCAGCGCGTTGTTCATAAACGCCATCAAAGACTTCGTTGATAATCGGCTCGACTACCGCACGAAAGTCTGTACTGCGCATTGGGGTTGCCATTTGCTAGTTCCTTTCGTTAAATGTTAGACCGAAGCCTTAGGCGCTACAAACGTGTTGTTAGCGATCTGTACTTGAACAATCGTGTAAGTGTCACCCCAGGCATTTGTTTCGCCGGGTGGGTAAGCAACTTCACGTCCTAGACCAATCACACGCACCTGACCTTGTACTGTGGTAGCTACAGCGGCCGCTGCTAGTGCAGTGGTTGAGAAACCAGCGCCACCGTTACCGATGGAGATACCATCAGCAGTAGTGTAACCAGTTGCAGTACTAAAGTCATACTGTGCGCCGATAGAGCTAGCGTCAGCAGAACCATTGATCTGCGCTTCGTAAACCATAGCTGGATCTGTCCAGAGCCAGAAAATGATTTGTGTGTAAGCATCTAACTGGGTCTTAGAGGCCCACTTAGATACGGAACGACGGCCTTGGGCGTCGGTAAACTCTACACCATCAAATACGCCGTACACAGTACCAGCGGAACCGCCGGTTGCTGATGCGGCAGCAATTGTTAATTGGTTTGAGGCATTTAGACCAACTGGCTGATATTGATAAAACGCTTGACCAGCACTCAAAGAGTAGGGAGCGTTGTATGTGTTATCAGTAGCAGCTTGGAAGGAGTTCGTACCCACGAATGCAGTGGCACGGTCCAAACCGCTTGGATGGTATGCAGGCTTCAGACCAAAGGGTTTAAATGTTGTGGACATTTATGTTTTTCCTTTGTTATTTTGAAGAATGTTATTGGAAGCGAATATTACTATTTGCTTTTGCGGCCTCTTTTTCCATTTCCAAAACTCCACCCTCAAGAATAGATCTGCCGCCTTTGCCGTCTTGAGCAGTGCTCCGAACGGATGCGGTGATATTGCGTTGATGTTCGAGGGGATCCTCAAGGTGCATCATGCGCATTACTTCTTGATAGATTTCTTCTGGTAACTTAAAGAGAACCATCTCGTTACAACTAACACAGCCTTCAAACTTGCCCGAGCTCATTTTACCTAGTGCTTCAAAGCCTTTTCCTAATTCTGCGGCTTTCACTGGCTCATAACCCAATGCCATACGTTTGTCGATACTGTCATAATTATTTGTGGTGGATAACCAACACAAATGGAATCCAGGGATTGCTCCAACTGGAAGGTCTGGCAATGCGCTATTTTGCCATTTATCTCTGAACGCCTCTGCACGTTCGCGCCGTGATTTTGCATCCGGATCTTCTGCCGCCATCCGGTCTTTTACTTCTTCGACTCGATCTACTAAACGATCTTCTAAGTCGCGTTTGATTCTTGTATTTGCCATGATAATTATCCTTTGTTAGCGCGATCATACGATGCGTATGCGCGGATCATTTTATTACGTTTCTCAACATCGTCCCACGCACCAGCGTCTTTAATTGCCTGAACACGCTGAGGACTTAACGTGATTGTTCCAGGTCTTGCGCTGGTTGTGTTTGCCACCCGGCTAGAGGCCGTTGGGCCCGCTCTACGGGTTTGCTGGCCACCCTTTGAGGTGTAGCGGTGTGGCAGACGTGCCGATAAACGATTGTCTAACTCTTCCCAGTACTCGGAATCACTTGGATCCCAGCCATCTGCTGCGAGTTCTTGATCAATTACCTTGGCGATTCTACTATCTGTATCTCGAGCCTGCGGGTCGTACCAAGAGTTTTTCTTTAACCACTGAGTTGCGTTGCGTTGTACTTCTTCTGCAATCGGAGTTGGTACGTTTTGCTTTGGAGCTTTTGCCTGCTCGATTTGTTGTTTCTTGTAGTACTGAGCTTGTTGCAAACGTTGTTTTGCGTCTGTTAACTGCTCTAAATACTCTACTTGTCCTGCCGCATCATTTTCTTGTGCGGCCTGCAACATCTTCATCTTGGCGTATTCTACACGAGTTGCCTCGTCTTCGATTGCCTTATCAATCTGTGCAAACTGATACGATGCTGCAGTGTTTTCTAACTTGATTAAACGTTCTGCCAGTTCAGCATTACGTCGTTCGAGTGCACTAATTTTGTTTCGAGATGTTGCGTCGCGTTGTTTGGCTAGTTCTTTCTTTAGCCTACGCTCTTCTCTGCGAGCCTCGCGAATCTTTGCGCGGTCTTCGTCGGTTTCTTCAGGATCAGAGTCCACCTCGCCACCTTCAGCGGCTTCTACGGGTTCATCGTCGTCCTGATCACTGTCTTCTACGTCTACAGTAACTTCTTGTTTTTCTTCTTCTGGGAAGTGATCAACATGCTCTTCCAGTTTGGCTAAAACAGAGCCATCATCTTGTTCCTTGATCGGAACGTCTTTTTCATTATCTGCCATAATTTTCTTTCAAAATTAGTCTACAAACGCTTTCATCTTTTGCGCATGGTCAAATGACTTGATGCGTGAGATGATTTCACGTGCCTGGATGGTAATAAACACCACTGGGGAGCCTTCATCATCTGGGCTTACAACAAAACGGTCACCGCCGTACTTGATGGTTCTAACCAAATCGCCTTCTTTGCACCAGGGGCCTTCAATCCAAGGCTCTAAGGTATCTGGCGACTTATATGCTAGTGGGCCAATCTGGCGTACTTTAGCTACAGTCTCATTGAAACGTAACGTCTGCCGGGTTTCATCAACTAAAATGATTCCGCCCTTGCTTTTTGCCTTTTCCCGTCGTAACTGCACTAAAACACGGTCTCCGGCTATTTCAATACCTGGATCGATGTCCGGAAAGCATTCCGTTTCCGAGCGAAGATCTGGGTCTTCCTTTTGTGATAAATCAAATGCCATGCGGCAGTCCTTTCTTGAATCCTACGATTCGTCTTCTTCGTCTTCCGTTAAAATATCGTTAATAATGTCTAACGTAATCTTAAAACCCTCGTATCGGCCCACCAATCTCTGGTAGTCCTCAAACGAATTTACGTTAATACCGGCGGTAACGGATTCCGCTAGTGATTTTTGCTCAGCCTTTACACGACCGATAATTTCAGATAAAAAGTCCTTCATAATCTCACTAATGCAAGTATATAAAGGATTCCGCCCTAAAATTAATAAAAATTGCCGCCTTTAAGTTCATTAAGATTTTTGCCTGGGCCGACTGGCTTAGCATTTCTTAGTTTAGCTTGGGCTGCGCCCCGCTTCCAGTTGTTGTCGCGGTGTGAACCAGACGCGCCAGCGTCTAGGGTTTTGTCTTCTGGGCCGCCGCCGCTAGATAGTTGACCAGTCTCCTGGTATGTTTGACGGAAGCCTTTTAAATTTTCGGCCATGTTATACTCCTGTGGTGGGTTTTGGTTGTAGTGCTGCCTGTACTGCCTGTTTTGTTACTTCAGCTTCGTTTAAAAAATTTTGCCGCTCAATCTCGATACCATGCTGACGGATATCTTTTTCTGCCTCGTTTACTGCCTGAATACCAAGCATAGCCTGCTCTTGGGCGAGTGCTAACTCTTGAGCAGATAGTTGTGCCTGAGCCTGTAGCGCCGCCACGCGCTCGCGCGAGGAGTTATTCATACTGGCAACCGCCACGTTGGTAGAGTTTTTCTGGTTATCGAGCTCAGTTTGCAGATCGTACTTGCTTTGTAATTCCATTACTTTGCGCTGCAATTCAGCAATCTTAATCTCGTAGTCTTGCTGGCTCTTTTGCTGATCCATCTGCATCTTAAACTGAGCCTCTTGCTGTTTGCGCTGGGTTTCTGCCATCTGGGTCTTGAGGATAACCTGTGCGGTTGGGTCTTGGGACGCAATTTGTTCCATCCTAGACTGCTGTGCTTGCGCAACTTTCTGGGCCAACGCTTGAATTTGTTGTACGAATGGCTGCATAGTCATCTGCGAGTCTTGTCCAACCATCTGTGACGCCAATGCTAAAGCCTGTTGAGCTTCCAGATCTAATGGCTTCTCTTGGTGCAGTTCTAGCGTGTCTTTGCCGCCAGATGCCTGGGCCACGTACGCGCGCATGGACTGCAAGTAGTGCAGCGTTAAGTGTTGCTTGATGTGCTCTAATGCGTTGGGCGCGAATGTTGGTCCAATCACTGGGTTGCCACCATACGCAGGGTTCATCGCATACTCTAAATGTATCTTGATATGACTGATGTGGTCTTGATCTGGGTATGCTGCGGCAGGACGCCCCATGGTCATGGCAACGTTTTCTAGCGCAGGATTGGATTCTTTTGCGCCCAATGGATTGGGCAGTATCTCGTCAACAGACGGAACTTTTAATTGGTTTAATACTCTACGATACACCGCACGGATGTCAAACATTCCGGGTGGTGCAGAGGCTGCCATTTGTAGCAGCGCCTGGTTCTGAGCTAAGCGTTGTGTTTCAGAGAAAATGTTGGGGTCAGATACTGGGCGCACGTCGTTGTTGTACGCAAAGTCACGAACCTCAATTGCCTCACCGGACTGGTTGTCCATGTCGGCCAGGTACCAGTGATTAATACGCGAAACAATTGCCAATGACTTAGCTTGGCTGCGGTGTAGTCGTGCGTGAATGCTGGAGAATACTTTAGCTCCCTGCTCAATGAGAGCCTGGGCCGTACCAACCGGCATGTTGTTGTTTGCCTCGCCGATTTTTTCTTCTGCGGTGGTGACAACGCCTTTTGCTGCGGTTGTTAGCCAGCCAAGTAAATTAAATAATACACTGGATGGTTGATTAAACGGCATTGGCATCGCAATCTTGCGAACATCGTCAACGCCAGGTGATCCCTCAATCTCTACTACTTGCGTAGGTTCGATTCGATCGCTTTGGCCACCAATTCGTCCACCCTTGAGTTTAAGTAGCGTTTGGGAATTGTTAATATGCGCCGCATCAAGGAGAGCGCGTAGAGCGCCAGTGAGAGCAGCGCTAAGACCACCAATAAGATGGGGAAGGCCAATAGCATAAGCGCCACGCCAAGGGATAAATTTAAACTCGACATACCAGTCCAGTTTTTCAAACTTCTCATCATTTGCTTCCCAGTTACGATACAGACCCAAGACTTTGCTTGTGGTCTCATCAATCATTAAAATGTATGGTGCGCGTTGGCCGTCTGTCTCTGCGTCTTCTTCCAAACGCATGAAACAGGTAATCTCGTAAATACGACGCAATCCGTCAATGTTTTTAGAGGGCATGTCTTTACCCTCGATTTTGTTGTTTGCTTTTTTAGATCTTGTCTGATCGTTTAGCGGGGCATCAGACGAATATTCGCTGTTGATGTCAATGTAAATGCCTTGCTCAACACGTTGCAAAAATGTGTCTTCGGTAATGTCTTGTACTTCAGTTACACGCTGTGCTGTGTAGAAGTTAGTTGACGAGTATGGTAACAAAATGTTATCAATTGCAACCCACTCGCAGATTGGACGTTTTTGTTCTTCGTCCCAGCGCCATTTGAGGAACTGTGAACCACCAAGTGGCAACTGAGTGAGCAACTGCTCCATCTCGTCGCGGTACTCTTGTACTTGCTCGGTTAACTGCCAGTTAAGGAAATTAACCTTACGGTTTGCTGTCTCTTCTTTTAATCGGTCTGCTTCGCCCTTGATGTTTGACTTAACGAGTCCGTCAGATGGGAGTAACTCTTTAGCCGAAGACGCCGCAAAATCAACGCAAGCCTCTGCCATAACTGGGTGAACCACTTTGGAAGCACCGTCAAACGTCGCCCCTCCTGGCGCATCTTTTCCAAGCCCAGTTCTACGCAATCCTTCTTCATACTGTTTATCTCGTTGTGTGCGTGATTCTTTGTCGACGTCAATTAAATCCAAGTACTCTGTCGCCAGAGTTTGTAGTGTGCCCTCGTCTAGTGACTCTGCCAGGTTTTCATAAAACTCTGGGTTCTTGCGTGGGCTTTGTTTTTCTTGGTAATTGACAACAACAGAACCATCTTCTAATTCAATTATTTCCTCTTCAACGTCACCAGGTTCTAAACCTAGTGCGTCTTCGTAGTAATCCATCTCCGCATCTTGCGCGGCTGCCTCTTTAACGTTTTGTTCATTTTCAAGGCCAGGCAAATTTGCGCCAGACTGAATGGGTAGTATTGGGTTTACCATAAGTTATCTGTTGTAGAATTTGGATAGGCTAGGAAAACTTGGCTGCTCTTGCACGTCAATCATTTCCACTGGCTGGTTGTGTTTAAATATTGGGGATTGTGCTCTTGCACGTGCCCTAACAATTTCTTGTTGTCTAGCTGCCTCTTCTGCTTGCTGTTTTCTGTAAGTATCTAACGTTGCATCACCAAGTTTAATGGGCTCCATTAAAGATAAAATTGCGGTAAGTGGGTTTAACGGTGCTACTGCCAAACCTAAAGCGGCCGCATTTTCTGCTGCGGAACCATATTTTTTAGCCGCGATATTTTTTCGCATTTCTAAAATTTCAGGGGTTAAAAACGGTGCGTTAAACGCAACCTGAGTTCCGATGTTTGCCGGGGTTGATAGTCCACCACCCGCAAATTTTTGTGGTTGTTGGCCGGCTGCAATTAATGCCGCCAACATATCTTGTACGCTCATTGTTGTGCTACCGCCGTCAGCAAAAAATTTAGGCTGTATGCCGGACTCTTCCATCAACAACTGTTGCGGAGTCTTTAACATACCGGGAGAGGCGGGCGTCATGCCGGCCTCTTCCATAAGCATTTGTTGTGGGGTCTTTAAAAAGTTCATTTTGAGCGGGTAGTTATTCCTATTTATACTAATGCACAAAACTGTGGGGATCCGCCCTACTGGGCGTAGGGGTTGGCAAATCGCTTGCTCATGTCGTCGTCCACGTAACTATAGTCTCGAGCTGGTAGCGGGTCGAGTTGGATCCATCCAGAATCACGTAAAACGCGCAGCGCTTGCGAGAGGGAGTCGACGTAGTCGTCGTGTCCACCAGCCTCTGGAAATGAACATACTTGACGCAGAAAACGTTTTGCCCAGTCTGCATATTCCCCTTTTCGTTGTGGTTCCTCTGGTATCCAAACTTTTCCTTTGGCCACCAGGGGTGCTACAATGTTTAATCGTTGTACCTTATCGGCGCGGCCGGGGTTGTACCCCCTGACCGGGACACCGGCGCCCTGGAGCTCCTGGATTAGACTGATACCTGCAGACTTGTCTTCCATCAGGATCAGGTCCGCCTTTCGGCCCTTGCCAAAGTCATTATCGGCGCCGTAGACGACCTCCTTGAAGTCGTTGATTACCTTCCTACGCAGCTCCGGGTATGACAGGTGCTCGTCCCAGGCGTCCAACAAAATAATTGCCGTCCCAGAGTCTATTTGCTCAAACACGCCCCAAATGGTGCAGGCGGTCGGGTCGTTCATTGTCTTCTCAGAAGTCGCCGGATCATACGACGCAATAACATACTCCAGTGTTGGAGTTGGCTTGTTGGCCGGCCAGAGCTTAAATTGTTTGCGCTTGATGATGCCGGACTGCTCCGGGTCAAGGATCTCGCCATAGATCTCTTGGCGGCCAATGTCAGTGCCGTCGTAAGTCTCAAGCTGTTTGAAGAACGTCTCTGAGAGGTTGGCTCGGTTGTCATAAGACGAGGCGTTTGACACGTACACGTCGCCGCCTACTTTGCCCTCGTTTAGGTCTACAATTAATTCTTTTGGCTTGGGTGTGGTGGTAATAATCTGCTGCACTCGGGGGATGCGTGGGTCCCGTAAGCGGAGCGTAAACTGTACGCCATCGTAGGCATCGTCGATGTAATCAAATGCACACAGCTCGTCAAACCAGGCGCCGTGATATTGCTTACCTCGGTAGCGCTCGGGCTCCGAGGCTGGTATCCCCTGTATAAGAGATCCATTTGTAAGGGTGATTTCAAACAGGGACTTGTTGTAGTCTCGAATAAGTGACGGGGGAATGATATTGAGAAGTCCAGAGTCCCCTTCGAAACAAGTTGCACGTATATCGTTTGAGGTGGGAGCGGTGACGAGCCAGCGGGTGTTGTCATAAACCCAAGCACGGATACCAATCCAGTGGCTAGCAGTGTGCGTCTTACCAGACCCGCGGCCGGCAAGCATAAGAAACGTATCATATTCGCCATCGTCTGGCTCCCTTTGGTGCGGCAGTGCCTGTAGGTGCCAACGAACCCGCCAAACGGCGGCCTCGAGCTGATCCTTAGGCCAGTGCGTGCGTGCTTGTGCGAACTTCTTTAATTCAAGTTCCTGTTTTGGTGTTAACGACATGAAATAAAACCCTCTCCTACGAGATAGCTGTTATCCGGCCCGTCTGTTTCGATGTGAACACAGGTCTGTGGCTGGATCTTTGTAATTTTTTCAATATACCTACGCGCCTGGTGTATTTTTATCGGCTTAGATACCTGATTAGGTACCAGTTTCAACCTGGTTTTAAAGGTTAGTGTGTAGGTACTATTTTTTTCTGTAAACGCGAGGTTAGTCTTGCCACCCAGCGACTCAACCAGGCCCTGAATTGACAGCGCCGTGCCGTAATGTGTGGTAGAGAACCTAAACAGGTCCCTACGCGGCGAATATTGGCGCGGTTTTGCAAACAATATGCCACGCAGCAGCTCAATTCGCTGCTCTTTGTCCGCCAGCAGGTAGTTTGCCGGTATTTTTGTTGGGATACTAGGGGCCAACTGTGACTCTATGGTCGGCGATATGGTAAACTGCCGCCAGCCGTTGTGTATTGTCTTACGAATCTTGATTTTGTACCCAAATTCTTTGAGCTGGCGCTCTACTTCTTCCTGTGTCGACGGGGTTGTCGTAAAAAATCCGCTAGGTTTGCGGTTTATAAACCAGAACCCAAACACAAATGGCGGGACTGGTAGGGTCTGGTGGGGTAGCTCAATGGGTTTTGTGGTAGGGATCGAGTAGATCTTACAATTTGTCTCGTCTTTCAGGTCGCCATCTAGCAACGTCTCCACATTCATCGGCTTTAGTGGCCGCCTAAAGGGGTGGTACCCCTTGTATTGTATGACTCTGTCCCTATATTTAAAGTTTTCCACTAAAAATTCTAGGCGTTTGTCGCCGGAGATTGTTAAGTAGTCATTTAACATGACCTCGTAGCAGTCGTCTGAGAAGTATTCCTGTACCAACTTTACCCGCACCGGCTTACCATTCCGGTCAAACAGGTAATCACCCGGCTGGATTTTGTTTGCCGGTTTCCAATAGTCCAGGGTCAGGACTTTTTGATTTGCTAGTATGGCCATAAAAATTATCTAGGACCCACAGGTCCAACCAACGCCCTAACGGCGTCCTAATTTTGTTTTGGATTTCTACGGGCAGCCGGTTAATGTCCAGGTGCTCGCAGACCTTTAAACGAAACTCGATGTACCTAGCCGTCTCTTTGTCCAGTATTTCAACTGGCGCGTCGGCAGAGTCAAAGTAGTTCAGATCACAGACTAAGACACGGAACCCCCTAAGTCTTCCATTGGAATCTTCTAGAGCACCCTGGATCTGATAAACATATTCGTTCATACATCTACTAATGCAAACATTTGATTATTATAGCCCCAATAGTTTTTAACTATCAATTTTGCTCGCAGAAGCGCGGCACTTGCGGCACTTGCGGGGGTATATTCCAGGTTTCCCTCTATCTTTATTTTTTATTTTTTAAAAATAATAAAAATAATAAAGTAACCCCCGCAACCCCCGCATCCCCGTCAAACATCAAGGACTTAGCGCATTCCGTTTCACATTGTGAAATTTACTATACAAATTTTACAAAAAAAATTTTAGAAAGTCGGTTTTTGTGGGAAATGGAACGAGCTTGGGGTCTGTGGGGCCCCCAGCCGCCGGCCTGGCCACGGGACCCAAATTGGTGTATCGCATTATGAAAAAGCCCCCCGTGCACCAAAATGGTGCATAAATTCACCGCCTTGGTGCACAGCTCTAGCGCGCCGATGTAAGTAAGTGCTCACTAACATCGAGGCACCGCGCCCCCCTGCCAAGTAGCCAGTATGTTAGTGAGTACTAACATATAGGTTAGTGAGTACTAACATATAGGTTAGTGAGTACTAACTAACATGGCAGTCCGAGCCGAGCGCCCACTCTGTCCCCATTATTAGCACTCGATGTGCCTGAGTGCTAAGTTAGTAAGTGCTAACTAACTTAGCTGGCTGTTAGGGTTTCCCCTAGTTGACGGATTAGAGGGGTCTAATCGGGTCATAGCGCCGTTTTGGTTCGAGTTGATGGTTAGGTATCAAGTGGTCTGCGATCGTGGCGTGGTGGCGCTGTGCCACGCTGGCAAAGGGCTACGCGGGCGCGAGGGCTGGGCGGTGGGGTGGGCGAGATGTTGGGCAATTTGCCAACCCACAATATCCCACAATCCCCCACAGTTTAGTCGGGTATTTTATTTAGTTGTTTACATTTAATTCAAAAGGTCTGTACAATAAGACATCGGAAGTGCAGTGGCTAATCCACTCAACAGGTGACTAAGTACCAACCTGTATAATCATGTGGCAAACCTAGTGCATAGATGCTAGCGAAGAGTTACCCACAGAGTAGGCTGTCTCATTGTGGTAAGATAGTAATGCTCAGAGCGCATTGTTTACAGTGTGCTCGAGGCAGTACTAACCAACGGAGGATATATGCAAACAATCAACATCGGACTGGATAACCCAGTCACCGGCAAACAAAACACTGTCGACCAAACCATCGGCGTCGCGATCCGCTACCTCAAGGGTATCAGCGACATCGGCGTCGTAAAGGATCGTGGCGAGGTGACCCTAGTCGTCACCTACTTTGAACCAGTCGGCTCGCTCACAGTGCTCTGCGCCGAGCTCGATCAGGACTGCGTCGCGGTGCTCGACCATGACACCGAGCAGGGCACGCTCATCGGGCCCAAGGCCAGTGAGTGGGGCGCGTTTGACCCCGAGCAGTTTAAATTCATATAACAGGAGGCAGTATGCAAATACCACGCGATTTAAAAACCAAAGTCAACGAAATTATTGACGAAGAAGACGGCACATACTTTGTGTGGTTAAACAAGGGATGGGCATTCGATCCGGACGAAGACGAGGCACGAGCTAATCACTGCTCGGGTATGTTTGCTAACGTGAGCGAAATCCGCAGGGCAATCCGAGGCGTGGCGCACTGCCCATGCCAATGGTGCCGGAGTTAACGGGAATAGTGGCTCGCTCTATGAGCCACTGACCCAGTATAATGATCACATCAACAGGAGAAATTATGAGCTACAACACAGACTGCGCTAAAATTTGGAACCCGACTGGTGACATCCGGTTTGAGGTGCGGATGGATCCGCTCGGCGCCGGTAAGTATGACGTGTGGGCAGTGCAAGGTGGTTACGCACGCAAAATCACATCAAACTGGTTTGCCGATCGTAAGGACGCAGAGGCATTATTTTTATCTAAGGATTACAATCAATGGATGGAGGCATTACAATGAAAGCACTACAAAATTATGTAAAGCAGGCCAATGACTGGAACGCGATCTTTAATCGTGGCCAGTATGATCTAGCTAATGAGGGCGATCGTCAGCGCCTAGCGCGTCGTATTGACAACGAGCTGAGCCCTGAGAACTTAACCATGGACGGCGAGCTCTCACGCGCTGAGGTCAATCGCAGGTATAATAATTTAATCCGAGTCGCTGAACAGTTACAGAAACTCGATCCATCAATTCAATTTTGGGAGGTGTAATATGGCAGATCTACAATACGGCGTGCGTGAATTAGAGCGCAGGTTTTATGAGGAGTATTATTTGGAAGTATTTGAGCAGGTAAAGCTCATCCCTGAGATGAGTCGCAAGATGGGGTTCTTGCACAATATTATTAGCAGTAACTCCTCCGAGTGGTCAGGTGGTCACAGCGCCACCAATATGGAAGAGAGAATTAAGCGCGATATCGCGATTGATATTATGCGCACTGTCATCAATATGATGACGTGGGAAGAGGTTAAATCTAAACAACAGGAGGCAGTATGACAACGACTACATTTCCCGACTGGGAGCAGGAGCTCGACGCATGGGAGCAACAGTATCGCCCGATTAAGAATCGTCTTAACGGCGAGGAACTTTTTCCGGACGATAAGTTCGAGACCTACGGCGAAGAGCTCGAGTTCGTCCGCGCGCAGGATCCACGTTGCATTTGGACACTGGTCGACGGCGACGACGGCAACCTGTATATAGTGAGTGGGTATCACTTGGTCAACCGCATCAATTACTTTGTGACCGAGGTACCATACGAGGGCAACG